AGATGAAGTAAAAGCAAGATTAGCAATGTTAGAAGCTATTGTTACTAGCAATAATCCAAGTGGTCAAAGAAAAGAATTTTTAAATACTGTTGTAGAATTAGCAACTAAATATGGAGTTACAAATATATCTGGTAAAAATTTGTCTATTCAAATTCCACAAGCTAATGTTTTGGTACAAAAAAAAGGACAATACCAAAGACCAGCTTCTTAATACATGGCAGTAACTAAAGTAGATATAGCTTCAAGAGCATTAGTAATGATAGGTGCAAATCCTATTGCTTCATTTACTGATGGAACAACAGAAGCTAACGTAACTAATACAATATACGAAGAAATTATTGAATCTAGTTTAACTAGACATAATTGGAGATTTGCAACAGGACAACAACAACTATCTTTATTAGCAAATTCTCCTACTGGTAGATTTGAATATGCATATCAAATACCAGCTAATCCTGAATGTTTAAAAATATTAACTGTAACTGTAAACGATACATTAATACAATATAATAGATATGAAGATAAAATTTATTTAGATGGTTTTGGATCTCAAAGCACAGTTATAATGGATTATATATTTAGACAAAGCGAAGATCAGTTTCCTCCTCATTTTAGATTAGCAGTAGAATATAAACTGGCTAGTATTTTTGGTGGATCAGTAGCAAGAGACGCAGCTCTAGTTAGAGAATTTGATCAACTGAGTGAAAGACAAATGTTAATAGCTAAAAATACTGACTCACAAGAAACTACTACCAAAACACTTTCTACTGATAGATTTATAACAGAAAGAAGAAGCAGTCGTAGTGGACTTGTAGTTGGATAATGCCTAGAAAAGTAAGACAAGTATATACAAATTTTTCTGCTGGAGAAATTAACAATCTTCTTAATGCTAGAACTGACGCTAAAGCATATTTTGAAGGTGGTAAACAAGTTCGTAATTGGTATTTATTAGATGAAGGTGGGGTAATGCGTAGACCAGCTACTGAGTATATGGCTACAATGCCAGCAGAATGTAGAATAATTCCATTTGTATTTTCTAATGATGAGGTTGCAATATTTGCACTGTCTAACAATCGGTTAGATGTTTATTCCAGTGCTGGAGCTGTTATTCAAAGCAATATTACATCAAATTGTAATTGGACAACAGCTCAACTATTTGAATTAAATTTTGCACAGTTTGGAGATACAGTTTTTTTAACACATAGAGAAAATTCTATTAGACAAATTAAAAGAACAAGTGCTTCTACATTTTCTGTATCTGCATTTGCTTTTGAAGAAGATGATACAGTTACAGTAGGTGGTGTAAATAAAAGTGAACAACCATTTTATAAATATGCAGATTCATCAATTACAGTTACATTATCTTCTCATGCAACTGGTACAGGAAGAACTCTTACTGCTAGTGCAAATGCTTTTACATCAAATCATAATGGTACATATTTAAAGGTAAATAATAAACAAGTTAAAGTAACAGGATTTACAAGTGCTACTGAAGTAACTGTTACTGTTATTGAAGATACTGTAAGTACAGGCCCACACTCTAATTGGGAAGAACAATTAATATCTGCTGAAAGAGGTTTTCCTCAAGCAGTATCATTCCATGATAATAGATTGTGGTTTGGAGGAGTAAGAGATAAACCTTCTGCTGTTATTGCTAGTCAAATTGGAGGTTACTTTAATTTTGATTTAGGAACTGGTTTAGCTAATGAAGGAATTAATGTTGCTATTGCAAGTGATACAGTAAATGAAATAAGACATTTTGTATCTTCTCGTAACTTACAAATATTTACTGATAGTGGTGAATATTATGTTCCAGTTTCTTCACAGTCTGCTGCTATCACTCCTACAAGTATAGCATTTCTTAGACAAACACCTTATGGCTGCAATAGAGCTGCACCAATACCTTTTGATGGAGCTTCTTTGTTTAGTCAAAAAAATGGTAAAGCAATTAGGGAATATGTATTTTCAGATGTTGAACAAGCATATAGATCTACAAGTGTATCTGTATTAGCTTCTCATTTAATAGATACACCAAAACAATTATCTATGATGACAGGTAATGAAACTAAACCAGAACAATTTGCTTTTTTTTTAAATAGTGGAACTAATGATAATGGTAAATTAGCTGTATTTCATTCTATTCGTGATGAAAAAATAGCTGGTTGGACTATGTGGGAAACACAAACTGGAGATAAATATCATAGTATAGCTGCATTAAATGATCAATTATTTGTTATAGTAAAAAGAATAGTACCTTCTGGTACAAAATATTTTTTAGAAAGATATGCAAATGATGATAGTATTACTCTTGATTGTTCTACAACTACTACTGTATTTCAAAAAGGAACACCATTAGTAAATGGTGGTAGCCAAACAGGAAATACATTATCAGTAGATGGATTTAGTTCTGCACCAACTATACAAGAAACTTTTACTATTGCTGGTAATGCAACTGAATATACTATTACTGCTGTTACACAAACTGCTGCTGGATATGATTTAACGTTAAATCAAAACTTAGCAGCTTCTCCTAGTAATAATGCAGTAATTACTATTGTAGAAGGATTTGTTCATACAGTAAATGCAATTTACGAAAATACAGATAAAGTATTTGCAGTATTTGGTAATGGATCATTAGGTGAATTTACAGTAGATAGTAATAATAGAATAACATTAACTTCTGCTCCTTTTCCAACTGGAACTAGAGTAGGATTTAATTTTACTCCTATATTAGAAACAATGCCAATAGATAAAGAAATAGATACAGGCCCATTAACAGGACAGCCTAGACGAGTTAATAAAGCTATTGTAGATATATCTGGTGGTTTAGATATAACTATGAAAGCACAAGATTTAAATTCAAAAGAGTTAGTAATACAACAAGCTGGTTTTACTTCTGGTACAGATATTAGTCCAGTTACAGATAAAAAAGAATTTAATTTTTTAGGTTATAGTAAAAACCCTACAATTACTATTAGCCAAAACGATCCTTTACCATTAAAGGTATTAGGAATAGCTATGGAATTACAGTTCGCATAATGGCAAAATCAGCATCAACAATGTTTGCAGCTGCTGCAATAGTAAGTGCAGTAGGTACTGTTGCTAGTGTACAATCACAAAGAAGAGCATTAGCAAGAGAAAATTATAGATTAGAAACAGAAAAAAAACTAGCTGCTGTACAAGCATTAGAAGAAGAAAATGCTAGAAAAGAAATGTTAAATGATACTATTGCTCAAAATTTAGCATGGCAATCTATAAGTGGATATTCTGATGATAGTAGAAGTTTTTTAAATATAAATGAACAAGCTAAAACTAAAGCAAATAAAGATATTAGTAACATTAGATTAATGGGAAGAAATATACAAAATAAATATACATCTATGTTGTATGAAAATAAATATAAAGAAAATGATTTAGTATTTGGTGGATATGTTTCTGCTATTAGTGAGCTTACTACAGGGTATGCTCAATATGATTATTATGGAGATGGTGGAAGTAAAAAAGATATAGTATAGTATGGCATTAACAACAGGCAAAAGACAAGTAACAACTACTGCTTCTTCAGTAGCAAATAGAATGGGTGTAGTACCAGCTTATGCTGGTGATCCAGTTTCTACTATTGCAAAAGTTGCAACAGAAAAATTAGATTTTTTTGCTAAACGTCAAGCGACATTAGAAGAAGCAAAATATAAAGCTGATTTAGAAATAAAAACATCTAAGTTTATTAATTCAAAAGCAAGAGAACATTTTAACGATCCAAAAACTTTTACAACATCAACTGATAGTTATATTGAATCTTTAGTAAATGAAGCTCCTACAAGATATAAGTCTTGGACTAAAAGCATGATTTCAGGCAAAGCTATTAGAAAAGGTGAAACAATATTTGCTAATAGAATTAAACAAGATCATGATGATGCTATGAAATTACAAGAAGAAAGAGTAAGAACGCATAATGAAGAAACTTTAGAAGATTTGTTTGATTTAGCTACTGTAAGTCAAGGAGATCCTGAACTTAAAAAAGATTCTACTTTTACAAACAACATAGATGATTATCATAAAAATGTTTGGTTACCTAAAGTTTCAGAAATGTATAAAAGTCATTTAGAAGTTTTTAATGCAGCATATCCTGAAGATAGAAATGCTATGCTTACACCACAAGAATTTTTAAGAACAATGCAAATTTCTTTTGAGCAGTTAAGATTAAATACAAAAGTTAAAAATATAATTGATACTACGATGTTAGAAATAACTGAAATGGGTGGAGATTATCAAATAGGTAATGATAAAATAAAAGAATTAAATTTAAAAATTGGAAAAATGTTAAATGAAGAATATATGAAAAGTCCTCAAATAGATATGCTTGATGGTAAAGCTACTTTAGTAAATACAACTAAAAAAGAAAGAGGAGAAATAATTTCTAATGCTGAATCATTTATGAAAGGTCATTTAAATGTATATAACAATCAATTAGTTAAATATGAAAGTGAAAAAAAATTAGCAATAGCAGATCAATTAAATAATGATTTATATAATTTTGTAAATAATCCTGATGATTTTGGAATAATAACTGAAAAACAATTAGAAAGAAAAATGATTGATTTAGAATTAGGTGATAATGAAAAATTAAATTATCGTAATTCTTATTTTGCAGGACAAATGATTAAAGGAAGTATTGATGAAAATTTACAAAATTTTGTTGGAGATACTAGTGGTATGAAAATGGATACATTTT